ATCTGTTAATAGATCACCTTTCGAGTAAGAAAAAATGAGTAGATTATCCGAAGATGCTGAGGGAAGATTTCCCCATTTAGAAGCCTGGATGCAGCTGCGCCGCTCTAAATGCAGTCCAGGAGCGGAGATTCTAACGTATATTAAGAAAGAATATTCTGAGTTTAGGTCCTGCTACGGCAAGGAGGCGTCCTATGTAAAGTTAGGAAAACAAGAACGCGCTGCAATTGAGGAATATGTGGAGAAAGTCGCCAATACAGCGGAGTTTATATATGCAGTCTGCGAGCTAAAGGTGGTATGGGTATCAGAAGAGTCTTGTTTGGAGGTACGGTAGGCGCACTTTCACCATTCTGAGAAGTACTTTAGCGTCCCGCACCTAACGTTGATTCGTTTTCTTTGGCAGATATTCCCTTTTTCGTATCTAACGTACCTTCCTTAGCGTCATTAGTCGCTTCTGGCTGAGGTATCGCCTTATCTACTTTATATTTATTGATTACAGCTTTATTGTATTTCATTTCGATCGAATTTCCACTTCTGTGTCAAGTGAGGGGTGACCCTTGGGAATGAGTTAGAAACCAAGAGATCGTTATAAAGATCACGGGTCACCAGGGGTAGTATATCATTCCATGTCTATACGTCAATGACTTTATCTTATGTGCGAGATGTCGCAACCGTTTGTGAGTTTACTCGCACAAAATATTTTGATACACTTTACCAACTGTATGCATAACGGGGTATGACATGTCCGAAAATCTAACTGCTGCGAAGTTCGCTGAGTGTGAATATAAATCATTTCCACTTACAGATATTGAGCTAACTAAGGCCATAGGCGACATTCCTGATGGAACGTTTCGTGGATTTATGGCAACGGAACATCCAGATCGAGGTAATGATATCATTGCACCAGATGCATTTGATAAAAGTCTAGCGCGATATAAAAAACAAAAACGTCCAGTTAAGCTCTTTTATCAACATAATACCCTTAATCCTCCAATTGGCATCATTCCCATTAAATCAGTAGAGAAAGAAGGTAAAAACTGGAAAGTAGAAGGCGAACTCAACCTTGATACGCAATTAGGTCACGATGTGTATGCCCTTATGAAGCAGGGCGCACTTTCTGATCTATCGATTGGTTTTTCGATTATCGATCAAGAGTTTAAAGGTCACACACGTATCATTACAGAATTAGAATTATGGGAGGTATCGGTTGTGAGTGAACCAATGAATCCCAAAGCGGTTATTAATGAAGTAAAAGCGGCTACATCCTTTCAAGATCTGCCACTTGGAGATCGCAATGCTGAATGGGATAGCAATAAGGCGATTCAACGTCTCCGCAAATTCACCAACTCAGAAGATGGTGCGTCCGCCACATATCGAAAAGGCTTTTTGTGGTTTGATAGCAAAGATGCTGCGAACCTAACTGCGTATAAACTTCCCTTTGCCGATGTTGTGGATGGCAAGCTAGTCGCAATGCCACGTGGCATATTTGCAGCTGCTGCGGCCCTACGCGGAGCGCGAGGGGGGGTAGAACTTCCCGAGGGGGATAGAAACAAAGTGATCACCCATGTAAACAAATACTATGACAAGATGGGCCTAGAGAGTCCCTTGTCTGCAAAGAATATTGATCGTGAATACGTATTCACGAAAAAACTTGAGATTGATGAAGTAGAAACTATCGCTTCTCGAGAAGAATTTAATGAACTACTGAGAAAGTCAGGTGTGTTTAGTAAATCAGCTTGTGAGTTTCTTGCAAGTTGTTTTGTCAGTAAGCAGAGTAAGTCTGTAATGAGTACGCAAGAAGCGGTTCGACTGCTTCAAGAACTAAAAAACTTAACAACCCAAATTTAAGAGGTATCACTAATGAATGAAGAGACCACTACAGAGTTGCATGAACTCGTTAATGAGTTACGTACAACCGTTAAATCAAAAAACGCAGAGTTTGCAGATTCTAAAGAGAAAATCGAGAAGATGCAGACCCAAATCCTAAAAATTGAAGAGGATAACCAAGCCCTTGTAAAGACACTAGCAGATGCGAAAACAGCTGACGAAGATTTACAAGAAAATTACAAAAACTTAGAGCGTCAGGTTTGTATGCTACCTAACGGTGCAGCCAAAGATGAGAAATCTGATGAAATCAAAGCATTTGAAAAATTGATTACTAAAGGACCAACTGCCTTGGGCGCTGAGGAAATGAAATATCTAAGAACCGACTCTAATGTAGATGGTGGCTATTTAGCACCTCCAGAGTTTGTTGCTGAGATCATTAAGGACATTACTGAGATTTCACCTATTCGCAATGTAGCTAGAATTCGGACTACTTCTAGTCCTAAGATGGAAATACCAACTAGGACATCGCTAGTAACTTCTTTCTGGACTGGCGAAGGTGCTCCATCTACTGCAAGCACTTCTAAGTATGGTCAAAAGAACATTAAAGTAGAAAAAATGACTACTGAGGTTATTATTACCCTAGAAGAGTTAAGCGATACTGCGTTTAACATGGAAACCGAAATCTCTGAGGACGTTGCAGAAAGTCAAGCTCAGCAAGAAGGTGCAGCATTCGTTAATGGTAATTCAGTAGAAAAACCAGAAGGCTTCATGTTTGCAAGCGGGATTTCTGAGTTCAACAGTGGCGCAGCTGCGGATATTACTCCAAATGGATTGATCCAACTAATTGGTCAACTAAAAACGGGATATGACCCACGCTATGGCTTCAACCGTAGAACCTTCGCTACTATCTTAACTTTGGAAGATAGCGCAGGCCGGTATGTGTTTGATGCTGGGAATTTAGCTGCTGGTATTCCTAATACCATTAGAGGGTTTGAGTATGTGATAATCCCAGATATGTCAGATATTGCAGCAAATGCATTTCCTGTTATATTCGCCGATTTCAGACGGGGCTATAATATTGGAGACCATACCAGAATGACAGTAATACGGGATGACTTTACTCTAGCTTCAGAAGGCAAAACCAGATTCCTATTCCATAGACGCGTGGGCGGTCAGGTTGTGTTGAAAGAAGCTTTTGTAAAACTGAAAATAGCAGTTTAATCTAGAGGAGAATAACGAATGAACAGAGATTTACATAATGATGTGCTCCAGCTGGTAGCTTTTAATACGACCGTGATTAGTACTGATACTACTACTAATGGTAATATTATAGATTCAGCTGGCTTTTATAGCTTAGAGTTTGTATTATTGGCCGGAACCTTAACCACAGGAACTTATACTCCTGTAGTTGAACATGGCGATGATCCGGCTTTATCTGATGCTGCGGTTGTACCTACTGATTTCCTATTAGGAACTCTAGCAGATGCAACTTTTGCAGTCACAGATGATGATGCGGCTAAACGTATTGGATATGTAGGACATAAACGCTATGTCCGATTATCCGTTACCTCAGCAAGCTCGGCTGCTGGAACGATGAGTGCCATAGCAATTGAAGGTGACCCACGTCACGCTCCAACTGCTGCAAGCTAGTGAAGACCGGGAGCGGTTGATAGCCGCTCCCACTTCGTAGGTACACATAGCAAGAGGATGACCAATGAAGAAAATTATTCCAAATAAAACTTTCCTCTGGACGCGTGCAATGGGTCCATTAGAAGGCGGTAAACAATATGAATTCAAGAAAGCATTGGCTGATAAGATGGTAGAACTTGGCTATGCAACATATGCGCATGAACAAATCGAACCACAACATCAGGAACGTCCCATAACGGATGCGCCTGAACATAAAAAACAGCCAGACGCTGAAAATAAAATGGTTGAGACGAGTGCAAGTGAGAATAAGACTTCTCACAAAAAGAAATCCAAGAACAAAGCTTAAATGGTTTAAACGGGTGGTGACATGTTCAATTTTGGAAATAATAGTAATAATGCCAAGATTGATAGTCGATATTATTCCTATCAAGTAATTGTTCCTCCGGCTGAACCGCCTGTTGCTTTAGCAACGGCCAAAGTACATTTGCGCCTGGATCCCGCAGCCGATCCGGTTTTAGATCCCTACCTTACTTTGCTATTGAATGCTGTAACTGATTTCGCACAGAAATATACGCGACGCACCTTTATTCACACTACCTATAGGACTTTTCGAGATTTTTTCATTGATTCTATTGAGCTACGCAGATCGCCATTTGTTTCACTGACCTCATTTGAATATTTAAAAGCCGGCTCCTTCGTGGCTGTTGACGCATCACTATTTTATGTGACGCTGGAAGGGGATTATTCCAAACTCGTGCTTAAAAACGATAAGGCTTATCCCTCCGATATAGATAATCAGATTCAGTCAGTAGAAATAGACTTCGTTGCAGGCTATGCAGCTACCGCTGCCACTTGGCCCGTTGAACGCACAGATTTGATCTTGGCACTTCTAAATCATTTAGCTGCTGTCTATGAAAACCGCGGCGATTGTGATTTAGCAAATACAGAATCACTACTTCCCGCAACTAGCCGAGGCATCTATGATTTATGCCGCATAATGGACGCAGCATAAAATGGCTACATGTAAGAAAATAAGACGCGTTAGCAAACGCGTGTGTATAGGTTCCCTTAATCGTCAGATAGTAGTAAATACGCGGCTTATTGGTGCGCCTACTGGTGGTACGGTGGATTTTACCGAAACGTTTACTCCTGAGAGAACCGTTTGGGCGATGTTGGAAACCACAAATGCCGGTACAGTGATTTTCGATTCTACAAATACAGCACAGGAAATATCTCACAATATCTATATACGCTTTATGACCACCATGACACCTGAAAAGTGGGTGCGACTGCCTTCTATTAATGGGGGAGTTGATGTATATTTAGATATTATTGCGGTTGAAAACTTAAATGAGGAAAACAGATTTCATAGACTCCGTTGTAATCTCCGCGGTGATACAGCGCTACCTGTGAACTTCTCTTAAAGATGAAAGCATTTGTAAAAAGCGATCCACAAAATCGAAGAGCTATTGTCTCCCTCCATAACCTTGCTAGTAATCAAGAACGAGCTATTCGTCAAGCGTTTTACTATATTGGAAAGGATTTGGTGCATGATACCAAACGTGCTATCACAGAAAAGAATAAAAGAGGACGTTTATACCGTCTACGACGCAATGGACGCATAATATTGCATCGCGCATCGGCACCAGGCCAATCGCCAGCTAATTTCACTGGAGGCCTAAAAAGTTCTATAGATTTTAATGTAGTTGGAGCTAATCGGCTTCAGTTTGGTTCACGAGAAAACTTTTTGAACAAAGGGGGTGGTATCGTGAGTCTAAAGACTAGAAGCGGCGTTAAATATGGCCGTGCGCTTGAGTTGGGCAATGCAACCAATAATTTAGAACCAAGACCGTATCTTAAGCCTACGATAGAGAGTAACTTTAGAAATATACGCGCTCATTTCGAACGACAATTAGAAAAGTCTATACGAACAGGAGGGCGCAGATGAGACTAAAAGATGTTGTAAATCATTTGTTTATATTGCTTCCAACGTTAACTGATCTATTTTCAGAAACCCTTGCTGTTTCGTCACTTACCAGTAGTGGGACGACGGCAACTTTAGTTACCACTGCTGCGCATGGATTAAGTACCAATGATTTTGTAAATGTGAGTGGGTCCTTAGTCCCGAATCTAATTACCACCCTTACACAAGTAGCAAATATAGCAAGTGCTACTACTAGCAATAACCACGATCTAACACAAGGTTTTCAGGAAACGATCACTATCAGTGGCGCAACGGAAGCGGATTATAACGGGACTAAAACCCTATTGACGGTTGATAATCGAAAGAATTTCACTTATGAAATCACTGGAAACCCTAGTTCTCCAGCTACAGGAAGCCCAGAACTCTTAGAAGACTTAAAGTTTGGATATGATGGATGGCATCAAATCATTGTTATAGATCCCACTACTTTTACATTTGTGATCCCACAAGTGTTAGGATCGCCAGCAGAAGGAACGATTAAGTGTAAAGTACGCACCCGCGTTACTGGCATAATTTCATTAGAAAAGGCTCTGGCATCATATACAAAACAGAATACGGATAAATTATGGGCATTTGTCGTGCTTGGAAACCGTGTGGCGAATAAGGATCGTCAGGCGAATACGGACGCCACATCCACCCCGGGTCAAGGGAATGATTTTAGGCAACTGGTAATTCAGCCGCTAAGCATTTATGTTGTAATACCGGCAATCCAACAAATTGGAGCACGCGAGGCACGCGATAAGGCGGATGAACTCTTGCCTATCCTTTGTAATACTCTACTTCGTAAAATTTTCCCCAGTGGGTTTGTACAACCATCATATTCAGGACTGGTTTTTAGCTCAGATAATTTTGGAGAGTATAATAATGCAGTTTACGTCCATGAGTTTATTTTTGAGTCCACCGAATATATTACGTACGGGGATACCTTCTTGCCTGATTTCGGGACCGCATTTAGGGATATTGACAGCGATTATCTGTCAGCCTTTACAGATAAAATCATTATGACAGACCATGTAGACCTTGATAATGTGCCGTTATAATTCTTTTTTAAGATGTTGAAAGGCTTTAGCGTTTGCTGTAAGATATCTCTTAAATATTTGTAAGCTATATCCTACATAGCTCTGAGGCAAAATGAAAAACGACGGTAAACTCATTAGAATTAAGTTAAATATGCCCCTTCGCGGCTATTTAGCTGGGACTGTCCTTAAATTGGGGCCTGGGTTTGCTAAATTAGATAAATATTGGATTCATAAACTCAAAGACAGTAAAATTGATGGTGCGATAACCGTATTAACGGCAAACGGTACCCCTGCAGTCCAAGCAGAGCTTACTCGACAGAATCGAACAACTGAAACTTCTAATTTAAAGAAGTCTAAATCAAATCAAGTGAGGGTTGATCATGGCAATAAGTAATCCTATCGTAAATATAGAGATCATTCCGGCTTTTGAAACAGCATTAACGGAAGAACAAAAGATTTTATATGTAGGTCAGAAAACCGCGAGTGGAAGTGCCGCAGCTAATACTCTAGTACAGACCATTGGGAATGCGAATGAACAAAATGCTTTGTTCGGAGCTCATTCAATGCTTGCAGCTATGGTTTTTGCCGCAAAGAAATACAATAAAACCACACGGATGGATGCATTGGTGCTCGATGATGATGGAGCAGCCGTTGCCGCTACCGGTACAATCGCTTTTAGTGGCGCAGCTACTGAAGCCGGAACCTATACTGTTTTTGTTGGATCCAAATTAGACCATGCTTATACACTTACCGTTGCTGATACCGATACTGCGACTGCAGTAGGCGCTGCCTTAGAAGCTTTGATCACAGCGGATGCTACAGTTCCTGTAACCGCTGCAAATGTTACCGGTACAGTTACCATGACCGCCGTTAACAAAGGGCTTGCAGGAAACGATATAACTTTACGAATAGATGGAACTATAGCGGGTTTAGGACTGACAGTAACTCCGATGGCTTCTGGAGCAACTGATCCTGATCTTTCAACTATTTTTGCGTTAGTGGATACCCTTCGATATCAAACCGTGATTTTTCCAGAGAGTTATCTATTACAGACAGAAGCAACTGATTTCTTAAAGGATCGCTTTAATGCGCCTGGCGATAAAATTCTAGACGGGGAGGGCCTTGCTGCAGTAACCGATACACATGCAAATCTGTTAACTTCAACCTTAGCAGCTAATTTACAAAGCTTTACCTTAATTGCCAACCGAACCGTTAACGAACCGCTTTATAAAGGATCGGCTCTTTTAGAATTGAACTATGTGATCGCTTCTCAATTAGGCGCGATCCGGGCGTTACGCTTAACTACAGGGGCATCTCTCACGCGTTTTGTTAATGCATCTCAAACTTCGAAAGATGCAAAGGGTGGAATCCACATGGCGACCTTCCCTTATCATAATACGCCATTTGTTAATCTACCATTGATTGATAATGAATTCATGTGGAGTGATACTGAAAGAACTGAATTGAAAACAGCTGCATGGACCATTATAGGTGATAATGCAAATAATAGTGAAGTAATTGCAGATAGCGTTATAACCCGTTACAAAACAAATGCTGCTGCTGAACCAGATGAGAGTTTCAAATTTCTAAACTATGTAGATCAATCATCTACTGTACGTGAGGTTTTCCATAACAACCTCAAGATAACCTTTGCAAATACTAGATTGACAGAAGGCGATCTCGTAGCTGGATTCAATATGGCGAATTCTGGGGTTATCAAAGCGGAAATTATGCGGATTTACAGTTTCTTAGGGGACAATGTATTAGTTCCTACGGGAGAGAATTCAAGACAGGCATTCCTACAAAAACTAATCGTTGCAATTGATGAAATCAGTGGAACGGTAACGGTTACTATGCTTGACCCTGTGCTCACGCAATTACGCGAAATTGATGCAACTATGCAGTTAACTTTTTCTTTAAATTCGTAAGAGGTACTAACTAATGACCATTACAATCTTAACAAACCCAACAGTGAGAATTAACAACGTTACAATTCTGCCAAAGGCAAATAGTGTCACGATTACTGACGGTAAAGGCGAGAAGACTGTCAAAGGCGTTTCTGCTGGTGGTGGTTTAACCGACATTGCGGTTTCAGCAGATGTTGAAACGCAAATCGGCAAGCTTAAATTTAGTTTATATACTACCAAAGGGAATATTGAGCTTTTACGCGCTTGGCAATCGATTGACCTAAATCTTGGAAATATCTTGACCGTGAGCGAAAACGATTATAACGCTACCATTTCGGGCGGTATCGTAATCAACGATCCAGAAAAAATGATCGGTGTGGATGAATCCTTTGAGGTCGAATTTCACGGACGTCCAGCAATCTAAACCCGATCGTTTTCTTATGTGGTTGTCATTTTTGGGTTTTTGTGTATACTAATCTCAGATTCCCTAAGTTACACATAGAACAATAAAAGGTACCCAATTATGTATACTGATGAGTTCGAGTTCGAATTGTCCCAGCCCCTTAAATATCAAGGCCAAATGGCCGAAAAACAAACCTCAGTACTATATCTGCGACCGCCAATTTCAAAACATGAAAAAGTTGTGAGTGAATTGCAACAGGGTTTCAGCAGAGCATGCCTTTCAATGCAAAAGCTCGCATCGAATACCGCTGAGACACAATCTTCAGATACCAAAGCAGTCTTTGCTTCGAAAGAAGTGAATATGGCGCTACAAGCTTCTGATATTGACTACTATGCCTATAAACAGAGTTTCTATAAGCTTTTATGTGCGGGTGTATGTTTTGTAGA